CGGCACGGCCAAGACGGACGAAGAGACGTTGAACCTGCTGCCGTACCCCGAAGCGAAGCTCGTGGTGGAGTACCTAGTGCTCTCGAAAATCCTCGGCTACGTGTCGCTCGGGCAGCAGTCATGGCTCAAGGCCGTCACGCCCGAAGGCCGGATACACGGCGGCGTGGACAGCGTGGGTGCTCACACCTTCAGGATGACCCACAGCAGGCCCAACCTCGCCCAGGTGCCATCCAACAGTGCGCCCTACGGCAAGGAGTGCCGCGAGTTGTTCGAGCCGCCGCCCGGCTGGCTCATGACGGGTATCGACGCGGACGCCCTCGAAGGACGTATTCAGGCCCACTACCTCACCCCGCTAGACGGTGGGGAGTTCATGAAGACGATCCTTGAAGGCAAGAAGGAAGACGGGACCGACCTTCACTCACTCAACTGCAAGCGCATCGGCCGTGACCCGAAGGGCGAGTACCTCCGGGGAGGCGTGATGATGGCCGGCAGGGAAACCATCAAGGAGTTCTTCTACGCCCTCATCTACGGCGCGGCGGGGGAAACCTTGGGGACTATCCTGGGGGTCACCGGACCGAAGACCAAGAAGGAACTCCGCAAGAAGACCGTCTATGTGGACCTGAAGGCGAAGGCCGCTGGCGCTGAAGCGATGGACAAGCTGCTGGAGAACTTCCCGGCGCTGAAGGCACTCCGTGAAGGCGTGCAGCGCAAGTGGCTCATGTCGGCCCCCAAGGGGTTCCCCAAGTTCATCACCGGCATTGACGGCAGGCTCCTCTACCCGCGCACCCTCAACGCGGCGCTCAACACGCTCTTCCAAAGCGGCGGTGCGGTCCCCATGAAGATCGCTCTCGTGCTCTTGGACGAGGCCCTACAGGCTGCGGGTTACGTGCCCGGCGTCGATTACGAGTTCCTCCTCAACATCCATGACGAATGGCAAATCGGGCATCGCCCGGAACTCGCGGAGGAAGTCAGTCGGCTCGGCCGTGAGGCAATCTCGAAGGCGGGCCAAAGGCTCAAGCTCCGGTGCCCGCTCGTGGGCTCGGCCAGCAAGCCCGGCAAGAACTGGGCGGAGACGCACTAGTGGCTCGGCCTCCAATCCGTCCGCCGCTCGGCCAGTGGTTTACCTTATCACAAACCCGGCGTGGCCCGGATGGTACAAGCTCGGCAAGGCGGACAGGTTTGATCGCCGCTTGCGCTCGTATCAGACGGGAGACCCTCACCGCCTATATGCGGCCCTTAGCTACGTGCTTACGGACGATCCTCTCGGGCTTGAACGCATGGCTCTCAATCGGGTGCCCCGGCACTCACGGCGCGGCGAGTGGTTCAAGGCGAAGCGAGCGACAGCCGCGATCTCCCTCCTAGAAAAGGCCAGTCACGATCACAATGAAGAAACCAACCACCACGCTACTCGTGGACGGCGACGCGCTGGCCTACAGGCTGGCCGCAGCGAACGAGGAGGAAACCGAGTGGGCTCCCGGCGAGCTAACACTTTCCACCTCGTTGCCAAAGGTCTTCGAGGGCGTTGAGGCTCACCTCAAGTCCTGGCAGGAGCGGTTCGGCGGAGCCAACGTAAGGGTCGCCCTGAGCGACACTCCGTGGACGTTCCGCATGGACGTTTACAAGCCCTACAAGGCTCACCGAAAGGAAGTCCGCAAGCCGCTCGGCCTGAAGCGCGTCCGTGAGTACCTGATCGAGAAGCACAACGGCGTGGTCCTTCCGGGCCTCGAAGCGGACGACCTCATGGGCCTCTGGATGACCGACCCGAGGAAGCACAAGGACGACGGCATCATCGTCTCGTGGGACAAGGATATGCGCGCCGTACCGGGCCGCTTCTGGGTTCCGGGGACCGATGACGTGGAGACCCGCGACGAGACCGAAGCCAACCTCATGTGGATGGCGCAGGCCCTCTCGGGGGACGCTGCGGACGGCTATCCGGGTTGCCGTAATGTCGGCGTGGTCCGCGCCAAGCGCATCGCTGAGGCATCCCTCAAGGAGGCCGTCAAGAAGTACGGCACAGCCCGCGATCACGAACTCGCGGAGGAGATGCACCTGCAATTCATGTGGGAAGCCGTGAAGGCCGAGTACCTGAAGAAGGGACAGACGGAAGACGACGCTCTCACCAACGCCCGCCTCGCTCGCATCTTGCGGCACGGCGACTATGACCTGAAGGAGAAGAAGGTCCGTCTATGGGTTCCCCTAGTCCTTTCATCGTCGCCCTCTACAGTGATGCCCCGCGTGCGGGTAAGTCCACGGCGGCCCGGAAGCTCGAAGCGCTGGCACGCGCCGAAGGTATGGCCGTCAATATCATGTCGTTCGCACACCCGCTCCGCCGCGCGGCCCGTCAAGTTCTCCCGGCGTGCTGGACTGAAGAGCAAGTCCGCGCACACCTAAGCGGACACCTCAAGGACCGCCCTATCCCCGAGCTTGACGGCGGCATGAGCACGACCGGCCGTGATCTCCTGAAGCTCATCGGGAACTCCGTGCGGGGACGTTGCGGTGAAGCCGTGTGGGCCAAGCGAATGCTGGAAGAGATCGACCATTTGGGCACGGGAGGTGTCGTCATCGTTGACGACCTCCGCTTCCCCGGTGAGTACGATCTCCTTCGCAAGCGCAACGCTTTCATCATCCGGCTTGTAACCGCTCGCCTCGCCGGCAGCTTCTTCGAGGCGGACGGCACCGAAGGGCTGCTCTACAGCCAACAATTCGCCGCTGAGGTACCCGCGAAGGGCCTCGTGCCGCAAGAGGTACTGGAGAGTCTGATCGCTGGAGTTTGGTCCTCCCACATTCTTCCTGGGATCGTCCGCGCGTGAGCGCCGATATGGACGACGTTGGGACCGAGAAGCTCGACGCGCACTTCCGCAAGCGCATCACGCCCGAGATCGTGGAGTGGATGCGACGGCGAGTGCCGACGTATGACCCTCTCGCTTCCACCTCGGACTCCTCCTTTGGCCACGCCGTTGGATGGAACCAATGCCGCCTGGACCTGATCGCGAACCTTGAACGACTGCTCACTGAAAACCAAAGCCCGGAGTTTAGATAACCATGTGTTTCGGAGACACCCCCGAGCCGAGCGAGACCGTGCAGAACGTTGACGTTCCTGCACCGACGCCGCCACCGCAGGCCCCCGCCGCAACCCCAAGCCCGAATGACGACAAGAGCGGCGAGAGCAAAGCCTCGGCCAACCCCAGCGCTACCGGCTACGGCTCGCTGATCATCCCGCGCACGGCCTTCTCGCCCGTCGCTCGCGCCCCCGCACAGGGGTAGCCTATGTGCTACGCCCAACAAGGCGGTAAGCAAGTGTGGACGGGCAACGTCAAGGACACCTTGCAGCAGTTGTTCACCGGAGGAGCGCCACAGCAGTCGCAAGGAAACGGAAACTCCACCAGTAGCAGTGTGACGCCGCCTCCCGCGCCCGCTGCGCCGGCAGGCTCCGCTCAGCCTGCAACGCGCAACCCGACCGCGCCCTCGGCGGTGTCCAGCGGTTCGTCCGACGCGACCGGCTTCAACAACCTCGTGCTTCCCCGGACGGGAGCATCTCCGGTGGACCGCAGTGTCCCCACGGGATGACTACACGCCCGGCCTCGCAGCAAACCGCTACCGCGTCCTAGAGCGCGACCGCTGGGCCACTCTCCAGCAGGCCCGCATCAACGCCGCGCTCTCCATCCCGTACATCTGCCCACCGTATGACTTCAGGGGAACCCGTGTGGTGCTCCCGAAGCCGAACCAAGGGCTCGCCTATCGCGGCCTGAGCAACCTCACCGGGACATTCCTGAAGGTGCTCATGCCGCCCGGTATGCCGTTCTTCAAGGAAAGCATGACGCCCGCCGTGGAGGCCCAGATTGCAGCGGCCAACGACGGTACCCTCGGGGCGGCCCTCTCGGCTCTCTCGAAGTACGAGATGGGCATTGTGGAGGCCATCGCTGAGGACGGCGACCGCGCCGGCATCTCCTCGGGCTACCTGCATCTGCCTGTGACGGGCAACGTGCTCCTTCATCTGCTGCCCAAGGGCGGCGTGCGCCACTTCGGCATCAACCAGTTCTGCGTCCGGCGAGGTTCCGATGGGACACCGCTGGAGACGGTCCTGGCCGAAGCGACGCGCTTCTCCTCGCTCGACCCGGCCCACCAAGCGCAGATTGTCGGGAACATGGGCGACGGTGACGAGGACGCGATCATAGACATTTACACGCACATCAAGCGGGATGGACGTGGCCGTGTCTGCGAGTATCAGGAAGCCAAGGGCGTGATCCTTGAGGATACCGAGGGGGACTACCCTGAGGATGAGGGTCCGTGGCTCCCGCTCCGTTGGAACTACGTCAACGGTGAGGACTACGGCCGGGGCCTCGTTGAAGGCATCTTCAAGGACGTTGAGCGCTTCGATCATCTCTCGAAGGCCATCGGGGATGCCGCCAAGAACGCCGCCAAGCTCATCTGGATGGTGTCTGGTGGAGGTGGTGCAGCGCTCTCCTCCAAGCTCGGCAAGGCGGAGAATGGCAGCTTCGTTGTGGGCGACGCAGGCGCGGTGAAGGCCCTCCAGCAGGAGAAGGCCAACGACTTGCAGGTTGCCATGAAGGAGAAGGAAAGCCTCAAGGCGGACCTCTCGCAGACCTTCCTCATGGGCACGTCGATCCAGCGCAGCGGCGACCGCGTGACGAAGTTCGAGGTGGAGTACATGGCGCAAGCCCTGCAAGCCACCTACGCGAACGAGTACACGATCCTTGGACGGGAGTTTCAGCTTCCGTACTTCAAGGCCAAGACCGCACAGCTTCGCCGCCGTGGTGTGATCCCGAGCCTTCCCAAGGGAACCACGAAGGTTGCCATCACGACGGGCATTGACGCGCTCGGCCGTGGCTCCGATCAGCAGTCCCTCGATACGCTGGCCGATGCTGCCGCGAAGATCAGTCAGGTGCCCGAGGACATGATCGTCCATCGCGAGTACCTCCGCCGCTCCGCCGCCAACCTGGGCGTGAAGCCGGATGGGCTCATCCCGAGTGACGATCAGGTGGCTCAGCAGAACGCCGCGCGGATGCAACAGCAGATGCTCACGCAGGCCACCCCGGAGGCCGTCAAGGGCGTAACCCAAGGTTACCTCCAGCGGCAGGACCAAGCCTTTCAGCAAGAGCAGCAGCAGCAACAGCCGAACGCCACTCAACCCTCTCCCCCACAAGGACCCTCACAAACGTGACCGTTCACAAGTCTGAAGACGACCTCAAGCCCGCGAAGGAAGGTCCCGAACTGATCAACGCCAAGGACAGCGACGAGACCGTGAAGGCCCTCGTCAAGAAGTTCCCGAAGGCGAAGAACATCGAGAAGCTCCCCAGCGGCGTCTATGCGGTCCGCTTCCACAAGAAGCGGGCAAAGTACCTCAAGGGTGCCAAGTGAGTGGTGAACCCGTCAGCCTCACCGCGAGCGTCCCGCTGGATGGCTCGGGCAAGGAAGTTCCTGCGGGCGGTTCGGGAGACGCTGGAGGAAATGGCGCTCCTGCTGCTGGTGCTCCTTCTCAGCCCGCCGCTGGCGTACCTGCTGGGGATGGCAACAGTGAAGCTGGCAAACCTGCTGCTGGGACTGAAGCGCCGGTCAACCCGGAGACCCTAAACCAGAAACCCGCCGAGGGTGAGAAGCCGGCCGAGCAGGTACGCGCGGAGGCGGCCACCGGGCTTGACCTCACGCCGTTCGCTCGGGAGTTCAACACCAGCGGCAAGCTAAGCGATGAGAGCTACGCCAAGCTGGCCGAGAAGGGCTTCACGCGGGAGATCGCTGACACCTACATCGCAGGCGTGCAGGCGCGAGCGGCGGCCCATCACACGGCCCTCTCGCAGGCCGTTGGCGGGGTCGATAGCTGGAACGCCATCATGACCTGGGGCAAGGACAACCTGAGCGACGCCGAGAAGGCGGAGACCGTCCGGGCACTCTCGAACACCAACAACGTGGACGCCGCCAAGACTTACCTGCTGGGCCTTCAGGCCCGCTTCGTGGCGGCCAACGGCAAGGTCCCCGGCAAGATCGCGGGCGGCGGTGCTGCCCCGCAGGGTGACGTGTTCACCAGCCGGCAGGAGCAGGCCAAGGCGATGAAGGACCCGCGCTACAAGACCGACGCCGCCTATCGCAACGAAGTCGCACAGAAGAGCATCCGCTCCTTCGGTAAGGGCACCAAGGCCCGCGCCAAGACCACCACTCGCCGCGCCCCGAAGGGCAAGCGGTAAACCAACCCATCACAAGGACAACAATCAATGGCTGAAGCCAACATCTACACTGCCTCGAACCCCGGCCTGCGCAACGGTGGCTCGGACCCGTTTGAACTTTACCGCACCGTGTTCCCCGGCGAGGTGCTGGAGGCGTATGACGAGGCGCGCGTCCTCGCCAACACGATCTTCACCCGCACCATCACCGAGGGTAAGGGCGCTGAGTTCCCGGCCATCGGCCGTGCGGCGTCGCGCTACTTCTCGCCGGGCGAGCGCCTGACGGGTCAGGGCCAGATCGCCATGGGCCAGCAGTTGATCAACGTGGACTACCCGCTGATCTCGGACCTGTTCCTGCTCGACTTCGAGGAGGCCATGATCCACTACGAGCTTCGCTCGCGCTATGCGCGGCAGCTTGGCGAGGCGCTGGCCAACGGCGACGACAAGGACACCGGCATCGTGATCGCGCAGGCGGCCCGCCTGAGCACCGACCTGACCGGCACCCTGCCGGGCGGCACCGTGATTGCGGTTGCCAACATGGACACCGATGGTGCCATCCTGTCCGACGCGATCTT